GCCCGCGCGGCTCATAAATGATACTCATTCTGATCGCCCTCTGTTTGTAGTTTTCTTCATCCGCGGCAGCTCATCCCACCGCACGCACCGACACTTTGGATTCGGGCATGTCGAGGATTTCCGGGGCTTGCCCGTGACAGGATCAAACTCGCGCGGATACCACGTGTGCCCGCAACGCAAACATTTGAAGGGTTTCATCGGGTCAGGCCTCCGGCGATTCCGGAAAGGAAACGGCACCGTGACCTCAGCATGGTCATTGCCCTCTGCGCCCGTGGTGCCTGTCTGCGGGATATTAGCCCACGAGACGCATGTTATCTCTCGGAAAATCCAGTCCAGTCAACGTCGTCGCGCTCTGGACCCGCTTCCCAATCATTGCGGAATCCGTTGTTGTACGGGTCCCAGGCCATGCCATCGGTGGGTGGAGCTGTGCCGTCCGGGGCATTAGGCTCGGCGACATTGCAGAACCAATAGCCCGTTGTGCCGCTGGAGTTCCGAAACTCCCGTAGCTGCGCAATCAGCGTATCGCCCTCAGCCAGGTTGCCGTCGCTATCCCACAGTTTCACCTCGCGCCATGAAATCAGTTTCATCTTGCCTGCCTCCAGTCCCTCGTTCTCCCAACTCTCTACATATATGATACCACATGTATGGGAATAGTCAAGCGAAAAATCCCGGGAAATCCGAAAAAAAAACCGCGCCCCCCACAAGTCTTTGGAGGGACACGGGTTGTGCGTTTGCCGCCGGGAGTACTCAAAATGTTTTTTCAGTCAGTGTTGTTCTTCTGCTTCGCCGCCTCCGCCTCTGCCTTCGCTCGAACTGCGTCGAGGACGGTCTCGGAGCCGGTGAAGATCCCGAGCGCAGCGATAACGTATCCGCCTATCGTCTTGAGCATCTCCTCGTCGGCACCCCCGACGCCGGCGAATAGCATCGCAAGCAAAGCCACCAACGCCAGCAAGAACCGCCGGGAACTGAGTCTTGCCAGGAAGTTTTTCACGTCATTCTCCTTTCAGCTTGGCGACTTGTTCATCCCGCCATTGCCGATTCGCGGCCGTATCCACCCGGATACCCGCCTTGGTAAGTTCGATGGCCATTTTCTTCCGGCTCCGGCTTTGGATCGCCTCAGTTGCCGGGACGATATCCTTTTCGGCGATTCCCTGCCGGCGCATGTAGTTCACCGTGGCATCCAGCGTATCCTCCGTGGCCTGGCGCTTTTTTCGCTGACGGAACGCCTCAAAGACGGCGACCACAAGGCCGCCCATCAGCGTGAACACCTTTGGGTTCGCCAGGACCCAGTCGATGATTGTGTTGATCATGGGCTCGCCTCCACAGGGTCACGATACGGGCCTGTCGCCTGCACCACCCGTCACGAAGTTGAGTATAGCGCGCAGGCCGCGCCCTATCGCATGGCACGCGCCGCGCAGAATCATCAGCACTGCGTTCATCCCGTCGTCTCCGCTCTCCGTTCCTGCACCGTCCGTTGTCCCCAGTGCCGTCGGGGATTCCCGCACATAAAGCAACTGCACCGCGTGTATGTCTCCAGAAACACAGGCCCATAGTCGAAGTCAGGAAAACAAGTCAGCCTTCGCAACTGCTCGCGTCTACGCTGGTGAACCGTCTCCGTTCGGCGTCTGCGTTCCGCTCGCGTCATCATTCCCGCCTCACTCAATAACCGCGTCCGCCGCCGGGTCCGCTGATACTCCTTCCAGGAGTCCCGACATGTCGTAGTTTCCGACGAGCACATTGAGAATGTAGGTGATGTCGTTGACCAGTTTCAGCCGTTCACGGAACTGTTTCTTCTCGGCGTCGGAGACGGTTTCCGGCGCCTCGACCAGCGCCTCGCCGGTCGCACGGGCCATTTGCACTTCGGTGTCGAGCCGAAGCAATCCCTCTTGCACTCGGGGCGTAACCTGTTCCTTCAAAAACCCGCAACCGGACAGGATGACCAGGGCAATCAGGGCCAAAACGATAGACAGCTTTCTCATTTCACTTCTCCTTCTGCTTACAGCACCACGAACAGAATGCCGCCTGCCGTCCAGGCGCTAACCACAAGCCAACCGACGCCAAACACTACGAGTCGCCGCCTGCGAGTGCCGGCGTCAGAGATATACGCCATGTGCCACAGAAGCCACACTCCGCAACTCAGTGTGGCCCACAGTGGGACCGCCAACATGAGCAGACCCACAATCAGCCGCCAGGTCATTTGGCGAACCCTTTCTTCACAAGCAGGGCGTGGAGCTCCGGCTCGACGTCCCGCAATTCCGCGATACGCTGCACCGCCTGTTTCGCGTGCGCGTCGCCGCCGTGTTCGATGCCGTCCATGAGCACGTCGTTGATAATGATGAGCGTCTCGACGGTCATGCTCCGGTTATGGACCTCGATACTCACGAACCATGCCTTGAGGTTGTTGAAAAAGCGCAACGCGATATGCCATATCTCATTCAGGTTTTTCATGGCTTCTTCGCCTCCGTGGCCTTACCCGCCAAAGAACCGCATCAACATCCATGCGGCCGCCGCGCCCAGTACTGGCGACAGCGTCGCCCACCACGCCATCCACCGCTTGGCCGCCTCGCGGTCATCCCGCTGCGTCGTTTCCAGAATCGTCAGGCGCTGCGAGATGGCGTTCAGCTGTACCATAATGGCTTTATCCGCGTCCTCGCGCCCATGCAGGTCGTTGCGAAGTTCGTCCACGGAATGTTTAAGACCTTTCACGGATTCCTCGATCCTGCCGATTGAAGCCTCGATTTTCATGTCCATGACGGACTGGCACTCACGCGCCGGCCGGTTGATGGTTGCCTGTTCCGTCATGGCGCAATCCCTTTCTTCTTCAAGGTATCGCTTGTTATCCCGGCGACGAAGTTTACGAAAGCATCCTCGAGGCCCGCACGGGCGAGGCATGTGCGAATATGGCCCTCAAGCCGCGGCCAGTCGTCCCGGCCCAGAAGGTCCAGGAGCAGCCGCGCCAGGTCGCGCGTGGCTTCAATCACCTCAAGGCTCCGCGTCAGTCTGTCTTGTACCGCCATCGTCTTATCCCTTCCCCAACAATCCCGCCCCCGATGCCGCCGCGATCGTCTCGCGCATCTGGCGGGCGAACTCGGCATCCGGCATACCGTCGATTTCTATGGCCGGTTCGATTGCATTCAGGCCGTCCGGGCCGTAGGCGCATAAGCTCCGCTTCACGCGCTCGGAGATGAGGCGGCAGCCGTACTTCTCGGGGTCCCTCGCGATAGCGCAGCCGGGTATCGGCGTAAAGGCCGTGATGGCGATCGCGTCGGCCACATCCGCTCGAATGAACTCGGCATTGAGCCTGCCGGTTATCGGCAATGTCCCAGGCAGGCCCACCATCAACAGCGCCTTGGTCCGGAGGCCGGCGGTCCGTGCGTTTTTCAGTGCCTCGCGCGCGTCGAACGGATCGCCCTTGCGCGCGATGAGATTGAGGACGACGGGGTCCGCCGATTCGACTCCGAGCGCCACCTCGCGGCAACCGGCGGAACGGAGCGTGCCGAAGAGCTCGAGGTCGTGCGGATTCACCGCGATCGAGGCGCGCCAGGCCAGATCCGCGCCGTGCTTCAGGATAGTGCTTGCCCGGATGCCCGCGCAGATACTCTCGACGTGCTCGCGGCTACAAGTGAAATGTTCGTCCGACAGGCGGTATTGCCGCACGCCGTAGTCCGTGACGAGGGACTCCATTTCGGCAACGACGCTGCCCGGTTCGCGGAACCGCACCTTCACGCTCGCGCGGAGGGCGGGCCCCGCGCAGAACGCACAGGAGTAGGGGCAGCCCCGGGAGGTAAGCAGCGTCGCGGAGCCGCCCCCGAAATAGTTTGTGCCGCCGATGAATACGTTGCCGCCGAACGGTCCGGGCCAGAGGTGGCGGGCGGGCAGCGCCAGGGCGTTTATGTCGGCGGGGACACCGGAAATATAGCTATCGTAATAGTTCCAGCCGTCGTCGCTCGTGATGCTCTGCACAACCCCTTCGCCCTCTCCGACCACGACCAGGTCAATCGCGTCGCGGTCCAGCTCGTTCGCCGACAGTGCGATCGGTCCGCCGACCATCACATGGCGATCGCTGCCGTATCGCGCCTTGATCGCGCGGGCCACCGCGTTCACGGCCTCGACGTCCAGATAGGTGCCTGTGATGCCGTAGATGTTCGCGCGCGGAATGCGCCAGCGCGCAGCCTCCATACCAGCCCCGGCGAGATTGACGATGCGGACGAGAGCCCCGTTCGTCTCGGCCGCCGCCGCCAGATAGAGGAGGCCCAGCGGCGCCTGCGCGTGCGGGTTCACCAGGTACGGCTTCGGCGGATTGATAAGGCAGAGGTCATAGATGTGCATCAGGGGCCCTCCTCCCAGGTCAGCAACCAGTAATCGTATTCGCGACAGCGCAGCGGCGTGACCTCATAGGCCCATCGGAGTGCATCGAGCAGGACATCCCGCAGGACCGGCGGGTAATGGTGGACGTGGCAACAGTGGAAACTCACGCAGACCTGCTTCACGCGCTCCGTCAGTTCCGGCCGTTTCACGAGCTCGGCCAGGGCGTAGACCTCGCCCCCCTCGCAGTTCAGGAGCAAGAGGTCGAGCATCTCGAACCCGGCTACTCCCATCATCGTCGACAGCCGCACGCCCTCGACCGTCACCGTTTCGTCGGTTGCGACGCCCTTGAACAGGCTGTTGGCGCTCGCGCGCTTCGACCGATGAAACCGAGCCTGCCCGTCTGCGTCGGCCAGAGCTGCATGATGGGCCGTCACTCCGTCCGGCAGGTCGAGCGCAGCCAGGTGCGCGTAGGCGCCCGGGTCCGCCTCGAAGAGCGCATAGCGCCCCAGGGGCCAGGTTTTGCGGAGAGCCGCTGTCGCATGAAGGCTCGATGTGCCGACCTCAATGACGCACGGCGCCTGCCCCATCAGGTCAGCGGCGTACCCATAGTATTGGTCGATATAGGTCAGGTCAGGCCGAGCCACCCCAGGACCTCCTCATCCGAAACGACCTTCTTCCGCTCAAAATCAGCCTGGAGAATCAGGAGCCGTGGGTCGCGAAGCATCCAATCGAGGACCGGGTCGTGAAGACGGCTGTCGTTTGTCCGCCGCGCCGCGGGCTCAAACACCCGCTTCCATACATCCGGCCGAAAGGTGGTCCGGAGACTCTCAACGTACCCTTGCCAGTAGCCGAGTCCCGTCATGCGGTAGGGCCGGTTTTTGCGATACCAGTGCCAGGCCAGGGCATCGGGGTACACCAGTTGCGGGACGCCCGTGAACCGGCAGCGCACCGCCAGGTCCCGCTCGAAGAACCCGTACAGGCCCCGCGTCTCGCCGAACCCGCCGAAGCGGTCATAGGTCTTTCGCGTGAACGCATAGCAGGCGCCGGCATGACGGTGGACCGGGATGAGCGCGCGCGTGTCAACGCGGTGATAATTCCAGACGCTGCCCATGATCGCGCGACCCACCGGATTCGGTTTGCGCTCCCATCGGTGGCCGCACCCGCGGAAGTTCTTTCTGTTGGCCAGGCTCCCGGAAAGACATCCGACGACGCCGCCGGACTCTTCGGCGAGCACGGCCAGCTTTTCGGCATCATGTGGGCCGATCTCTATATGAGCATCGATAGAAAGATACGCATCGGCCTCCTGCGCGAGCACGCCCAGATTGCGCGCGACGCCCTGGCCCATCGGTTCCACGTTGCGCCAGACGGTGCAATCGCGCGCCGGCTTGAAAATCTCGCAACAGCGGTCCGTCGAGCCGTCATCCACGACGGCAAAATGAAGATGCGTTCCGGGGGCCTTCATGGCGCGAAGCTGGCGGACGGTTTCGACCGCCTTGACGCCCTCATTCCGCACCGGCATGACGACGACGATCCGACCCTCAAATCCGGCTGCCCGCTGCGCCACGACATCAATTCGCATCTTGGCCAGCATCCGTTCCTTGCAGGTGCCGCAATTACGGAGGTCCCGCCGGGGTTTCGGATGGGCGGCGGCCTCGCGGATGCGTTCGCTTAATGCCGTCATGCGGGCGCCTCGACGGGAGCGCCACCGAAATGAGCTTCGGCAAGCGCCTCGGCCTGCGCCTGGGGCATCCCGCCCGACTCCACCGCACGCACCAGGGCGTCCTGCGCCTTCTGCGCGTCACGGGCCTTCAGCGCCTCGATAGCTTTATCAAGGGTCAACGTCGGGCCGCCGCACGTCTCGCACGCGACCTCGCGGTTCCAGTCGAACGCGATCCGGCGCGCGAGCGCCGCGTCAATCACCCTGCTGACGTGGCTTGCGCCGTCGTCGGTGCCGGCGCACGTCGCGCAGTGCGAGTGCGGCACGTAAACCCCTCGATGGCCGCCTGCCGCCTCTGCGAGCGTACAGGCGTTCATGGTGCAACCGATCGTCGGATGCCTGCGCGTCCTCCGCGCGTAAGTGCAATCAACCGGCATCATCGCATCCTCCTATTAGAAGCATCCCATATCACAGTCCATCGCGTCCTCATACGGTCCGGCGTAGCGAATTTTCGATGAGTCCGGCAGAGAATTCTCGCATTCTTCCTCCGCCGGGCGATCGTAGTAATAAACGCAGCCCTGGGCCATCGAGGTGGTGGGGTCGCCGGGACAATTCAGTTTCCCGATCCAGACATCCTGCCATATGCAGTAAAAGCCTGGTTCGGGAGGCCCGCTGCCCGAGCCGGTAGCGGAGCCCGAAGCGGAGCCCGTGGGGCCGCTTGAACTGCTGCCCGAGCCCGTGGGGCCGCTTGAACTGCTGCCCGAGCCCGTGGGGCCGCTTGAACTGCTGCCCGAGCCCGTGGGGCCGCTTGAACTGCTGCCCGAAGCCGATCCGGACCCACCCGAAGCCGACCCCGAACCACCCGAAGCCGACCCGGAACCCGAGCCGGAAGCCGAACCGCCGGTAGAGGCAAGCTCCCAGACGCCGTCGCCCAGGTCGGTCATGGTCAGGCCGCCCCCGAGCTTCATGACCCCGACGTACTGGTCATCTCCGTTTTCGTCGACCCAGACTAGCGGCATTATCCCTCTCCCTACATCAGAGACATTCGGGGCGGAACCGGTCGAACCGCACCATTATGAGGCCTGTGCCGGCGGGCAGTCCCGCCGGCTGGTCAATGGCCGGGACGTGGCCGACGACCATCATCGGCCCTATCGGGTTCACCCGCGCGTACCAGGAGGCGGGCGTGACACCGAGGCGGACCTTCGTCGAGATCGCGGCGTAACCGGTCACAATGACCGGGTGGACGCCGAGCCGCCAGCCGGTGCCGACCGCGCCGACGGGGATGGGGCCGGCGGCGATCGCGACCTCGGTCACGCCCCCGTATTCGCACCGTTTCCCCTGCATGTCGCCGTTGTTCGCGCGCCAGGCGCCGAGCCAGACGAGGCCGTATGCCGGGATTGTCTGTGCGTCCATATTGTAGATGCCGACGGTGCTCGCCGGGGTGGCCTGCCGGTTGCGCCGAATCCTCAACAGGCCTGTCGGCGTGCGCTCGACCGTGCGCACAACGTGCGCAATCCGTTTTGCGGAATCCTTATCAAAGAGTACGCCGGGCATGAAACTTGAGTCCTTATTCAAAATCAGTCGGCAGATTGAGGTCGCCAAAGACCTTTTCGCGTTTCGTGTCGAACTCCAGAAAGACGCTGTCGCCGTCCAGCGCCAGAACACCTCCCGACCCGTCCAGTCGCTGGGGCTCCTGAACCTCCTCGCCGTTCACCATGATCCGCCGTTTGTAGGTCGTCGCCCCGATCGTCACGAGATAATGGAGCCCGTGGTCCAGGAGGAACGTTCTGTACGTCGGCCAGAACCTGATCCTGTAGGTGGCCTCGATGTAGTCCACGCCGTTCCGGTTGGCTGTCGTCCCGTCCATGACCGTCATCAGCGCCTGGCCGGGGGCCGCCGCAAAACCGGCGATCTTCACGGTGTCACTGTTGATCGCCCCTCGATACTGCGCCGCCAGGAACGGGTTCCAATGCGCTTGATTCTTCACGATCGTCACTTCCGGCTCGTGGAGCGTCCCCTCAAGCGGCGGGTCGAAGAGGTCGCCGGCGGAATTGAGAATCGCGTTGTCGTTTCTGTCGCGGGCCTGCACCGCCGTCCGCTCGACGCCGGACCACTGTATCTTCGGGTCTTCGTCCAGGGGGCTCGCCGCCCACCCGGAGGGCTTGTCGTTGTAGGTGACGGTGACCCGGTGGACCTGCCAGTCCTCGTTGTCGACCGGCTCGGCGGTGATCGTCGTCACCTTCGCGCTCGTATCGTGCGGGTGGGCGTCGCCGTAATCGGGGATGCTGGCGGCATAGATCGCCACATAGGGCCCGTCCGTTGCCGCGCCCACCACGACCTTGAACACCCGCGTATAGGAGGCCCCCGCCTCAGTCACCTGGGCGCGCCTGCCGGAGTAATCCTCATTGACGCTTACAACCGCCATGTCGTCACCGCCTCTTCCGAATGCGGAGTGCCGAACGGGGAATGCGGAGTGCCGAACGGGGAATGCGGAGTGCCGAACGGGGAATGCGGAGTGAAAAACTCCGAACTCCGAACTCCACACTCCGAACTGTGAATTCCGCGTTCCGCACTCGTCGGTTGTGTCATATCGCCACCACCACGGCCTGACCCGCGACGAGCGCGTCGAGCTTGGTGTTCGTATCGTTCTGACCCTTGACCATCCGTTCGGTCGCCGCCGCCGTGCGGCGGGTATGTCCGGCCGTCTTCTCCCAGATGCGGGGGCCGTAGGTCGCGCCCGCGGCGATGCTGTAGGAGGCGGCAGAGCCGCGTTCGATGGCCGCCGGGCGCGCCGCTTGCCCGGTGAGCCGGCCGCCCGTCGCGTCCTGAATATCGCCTATCCGTTTCCGCACGTTGGCGTCGAACTCGTCGAAATCCCGATTCACCTTGTCCAGCAGGTTCATCATGAACTGGCCGCCTTCGCTCGCCTTGATGTCGGCAAGGGCCTTCCCGCCGATGTCCGCGATATCCGCGAAACTCCCCCGGACTACGCCCGGGACCTTCGCCCACGAGTCCTTCATGGCGTCGGCGGCCGCACCGATGCTCTCCTTGCCCCCAAAGAGCCCAGCCTCCGCCTTCGCGCCGCTTTCCATGAAGGCGCCGCCCACCCCCCGGAGCGCGTTTGACAGCTCGAGCTTTATTTTGTTGCCGATGGGGTCTGCCCAATTCATGCCCTCGAGGAGTTTTGCGCCCAGGTTGTCAATCATCACGCCCATGCCGAACGCGACATCCGACCATACCTTGTTGAAGCCGTACTTGATGTTTTCCCAGAGCCAGCCGAACGTGCTGAGGATGCCGTCGCCGATAGCCCTGAACGTCGGCACGAGCGCCGCCCAGGTCTCGCCGACCGTTCGAGCCCACTCGGCAATCGTCCTGCCGCCGACGCGAATGTCGCCGACGAGTTTCCCGAATCTCGATATCACGCCGTCGAGCGCCCCGCTCCATGCAATGCACCCGGCCACGGCGACAACAAACAACCCCCCCGGGCTCAACAGGCCCGACAACACTTGAATCCCCTTGCCGAGGACGACGAGCGCCACCCCGGCGACCGCCGCCCATTTCGCCAGTTTCATCAGGCCGTCGATGAAGCCGGGATGGACGTCGAGCCAGCGGCGCACCGCCACGGTAATATTCGTTATCCACGTCGCGACCTTGCCGAGAACAGGGGCGACGGTCACCCCCACCACGTTGACGATCCCCTGCCACGCGCCCTTCATGCGCGTCAGCATGTCAACGAGATTCTCCGCCGCAACGGCATCCTTGCCTCGCAGCACGAGGCCCAGCCGCTCGGCCTCTTTCATGTAGTGGTGCATCCCCTCGGCGCCTTGCTGGATCATCGGCAACAATCGTGTCCCCGCCTGCCCGAACATGTCCTGGGCGACCGCCGCCTGAAGGATGGGATTCTTCATCTTGCCGATCGCATCGGCGATCCTCATGAACTCCTTTTCGGGCGACAGGTTGATCAGGTCCTCCGCATGAAGGCCCAGCTTGTCGAAGCTGCGCACATAAGTGGCCATGCCGTCGTTGGCGTCGGAGATCGTCTTCGACATGCGCTTGACGCCCTTTTCGAGCGTCTCCATGTCCCCCCCCGCCAACCCGGCCACGTGACCCATCGCGGACAGCCATTCCGTCGAAACGCTCATGCGCTTCGCCGCCTTGGCGATGTTGTCCGCCCACCGGGCAAATCCCACCGACATGCCGGTGAGAACCGCCTGGACGGCGTCCGAGCCGACCAGCATCCCCTTGCCCAGTCCCTCAACCCATTTGCCGGTCTCGTGGACGCCCTTCTGAAACCCGGCGAGGGTCCGTTCGGCATTGTTGATCATCTTGCCGAAGCCCTTGGAATCGCCGCCGAGTGTTACCAGCAGCTTACCTATGGTCGTTTTTGCCATGTCCTGTTTACCCTGTCTCCGCCATGTGCTGTGTTCGCAGCCAACTTCTCACATGCGCCGCAACCTGGCGGGGCGTCTGTTGCTCGCGTGGGCCGAAGCGCAATAGATAATCCTTGACCTTCGCGCGCTTCTGGCCGCCGAAGACCCGTTCGATCGCATGAACCACCTGCGCTGCATGCCAATCCGCGCGCACATCGCCCACCGGTTCCAGCTCGTACCAGGCCAACCATTCCGCGAACTCCCGTGCGTCTATGCGTGCTTGCGCCTCCCGGACCGAACAGCCCAGGTCCCGCGCTAGTCGGAACCAGGCGCGCCGCTCGGGCCGCTGTCGGAGTTTTTTGCCAGGTCCTCGACATCCTCGTCGGACAGGCCGTTGAGGCGCGAGGCGACCTGAAAGAGCCTATCGAGCGCCTTCGCATTCTTCGCATTCAGGGCCGCAATATCGTCGATGCCGAACAGGAGTTCCCCGTTCTCGTCGCACGCGGTCAGGGCGACGATCCGCGCCTTCATGCCGCGCACGTCGATGGAGGCGTTCCTGCCCTTGCCCCGTTTGCGGTCCTGGACCTCCTGCTCAAACTCGTCGCGCACCGCCCCGGTCATGGTGCGGACGCGGACGGCGCCGCCCCATTCGGGGACCTCGACATCCTCGAACGGCATGTCCGCCGCGCCGAGAATCGTCTCTCGTGAAAGCCTCTCCATAGCCTCTCCTTTCAAGTTCTCGCAAAGCGCACGAAGGCCCGTCGCCTACTCACTTCCGCTCCCCGATCCGCTTCCGGAGCCGCTTCCGCGTTCGATAGCCCCGGAATATGCAACCACGCAATGTACCGTGCCCTTGTCCTCGAAACCGCTGCCGGGGGTATAGTCCTCGAGCCATCCCGTGAAGGCTTCCGTCTCGCCGCCATCGGGATACGTCACGGTGATCGTCTGCGAGACACCGAGGGGTGGCGTGACCTCTGGGTCATAGTGGGCATCGAACTCCAGCGACTTTGGCTCCACCAGCTTCAATGGCAGGAATGTGTGCGTACCGGTGGTCCCCTGATGGCTGGTCTGAACCTTCCCCACCGAACCGCCCGGCGGCGTCACCGCCAGGACTTCAAGGTCGAACTCCGAAGTGCCAAAACCGATTGTGACGCCAGTGTAGATCTTTGGAGCGGACATGGTCTTTCTCCTTTCTACTCTTCGTGCCAGACGATAAGGTCCATCGTGCGTATCTGCGTGCCGCGCTGCTTGGCTGACGCGGGTGATTCAAAACTCACGTTGTCATCCTCGATCGCCGCCAGTTTCACGGCGACCTGACTGCCCTCCTCCCCCATATTCCCGACGAAGCGTCCCAGCAGCGCGTAGAGGGCGTCGCGGACTGCGTCCGCCGACGCGCCCGTATCCGCGTAGACGTTGATCTGGTAGCGCGCCTGGTGCAGTCCACTGGCGCCGACCTGGTGGCGATGGCCGATGCCGGAAATCTTCTGATACGTCGCGTATGGCCGGGCCGCGCTCGTCGGCACCTCGCCGATGGGGTAGAAGCGGGAACCGATGAGCTCCGAGACCGTCTCGTCGTTCGTGACCTCGTATGTGAGAGCTGTCTCTATGCTCATTGCACCTTCTTCGCCTCTTCGGCCAATGCGTTGAACTTCTCCGCCGCCACGCGCGCAACGATGCCGAGCGACGTTGCGCGATTTTCGTCGAGCGCCGGTCGCAGGTACGGGTGCGCGGGGGCTGGCCCGGGCCCGCCGTGTCCGTATTCGACCAGGTGCGCATAGTTGTTCGGCACGCGCTTCTCGCCGTTATAGTCCCGGGTGAATTGGTCGCCCACCCGCGGCCCGACGAGGCCGATGACGCCCTGCCGCGCCGTCATGGTTTTCTTGCCGATCGAGCGGCGCAGCGCCCCCGATTCTTTCGGGCACTTCTGCTTGGCGGCTCGCGCGATCGGGGTCAGCGCCTGGTTGATGGCCGGCCGCATAACCCGGTTGAGGGTTGAGTTTTTCAACACGGCAAGCCGTCGCATGAGCTGCTTGTCTCCGATAAGCTCTACATCCGTGCGCGCCATTACTCGCCGCTCCCGCTGCCGGACCCGCTGCCGGACCCGGAACCGCTACCACTACCGCTACCGCTACCGGACCCCGCGCCGACCTCGGCGCCGGTCTCGATACAGTCAATCCACAGTTCCCGGTGACGCTCTTCGGGGTCGCGGATCCCGACGACCTCCAGGACGCGCGAGCCCGCAAGGATGCGCATGTCCGCGGTGACGCCGCTGTGATACCTGATTTCGACCACGTGCATGGTGCTGCCGGCGGTCTGCGCCGCCGCGAGGCGCTCGTTGACGGACATGGGTCGGATG